TTCCATCACCCTCAATCTTCTCACCGTCATCACCAAAGGTAATTCCTACATCTGTTGGAACATTGATATCAGAAGTAGCAGTCAGGTTGATATCTGCACCGGAAGTTACCGTCAGGTCAGTATCATCGCCTTCGATCTTCTCCCCTGTACCAAACGTAACTCCCACATTAGTAGGAACAACCACATCGGTAGTTGCAGTAAGATTAATAGCACCACCAGATGCTACAGTAAGATCAGTACCATCACCTAAGAGAGACTCCCCACCTTCATCAGAAAGAAAAAGTTTCTTAGAACCATCTATTACTACATCATCAGAAAACTTGAAGTGGTCTTCATCTTCCATCCACGTAAGAACACCATCATTCGATTCCCCATCAAAGGTAACTGCAATATCAGTACCAGCAGTCCCATCACCAATCGTAATAGCTGTACCTAATAGTTTCGTTACATCACCGCCTTCACCACCAGTACCATCGTGACTATGACCAGAATCAGCAGTAAAGGCCAGTACTAATTGATCAAATTCATCATTAGAATCTGCTGCCTGAATAGTGTCGCCATCCGTAAATGTAGACTGTCTTGTATAGGTATTACCCATTATCTATCCCTTTTATCGCTGAACACCGGGGGTAAATTCTAGCTGAAATCCATTTAATACAAATGGTGCCGACCCAGTATCCTCATCAATTTTAATTGCTACAGCAAAACCACTACCCTCAATTGGCTGTCTAATTAGTGGAGTACCACTTGCACCATATGCCGCCGTGCCATACGTAGTTGTAGCTGCCCCATATGTCGCAGCACCAGCACCCTCAGTAATATTATATACAGCAGGTTGCGGCACCCTAAAATCATCAAAATCATATCTAACTCTAAGCTCTGCTGACAATGTGCCTTCTGTAGTGTAATTAGAAATCAACCGTTGAAAGTTCTTCCGTACTCCAGCATCACCAATAATAATATCAGGGGAACGATAAAATGATTTAATATTAGTACCATGAAAAGTGTTACCGTTTTCTTGTTGGTATACAAAACCATCATACCCTCCGTGTACTACTACCTCTATCGCCCCTATATAAAAGGAATCTGCACAGGAAGGTTTTAGTCCTTTTATATCACCCCATTGATATCCTATTCCACCCTGTTGTCCTTCTTTAATTGTACCTACAACACCTAATTGATTAGTTTCACCACCGACTGCCTTTGGGAAAAATAATCTATACTGTGATTTTTCTCTTACAGTGACCGAACTAATATTATCAAAACTAAGGGCATCAATACGCTCTTGGATAGCCTTACTTACTGTTCCTAATTCAACGTCACCAATTTTAGTTGTACCGGCGATTGTACGCAATCCATCAGGAGCAAGGTAAATAAGATCACCTGCTACCTCTTGAACAGAATGCTTATCCCTACACCCTATTTTAGTTGTTACTGGCACTACAACAAAATCAGCAGCACTCGTACCTTGCAAAGCGTATATACTATCTGTGCAGAAAATAAATAGCCTATCTCGAAAGCCACGTATTGCAACAATAGTATCATTTACATTAATACTACCTGCCCCATTAGCTACAGTAAAATCATTTTCATTAAAAGGTGCAGAGAAAGTAAGTTCTTGAGAAGTAGACTTAGCAAAAAACATATGGTTTCTATGCACTGCTACACTATCAATAGTAGTAGGAAACCCCGTACTGTTTAAAAGAGTATAGGTAGTTCCATCATAAGATGCGGGAGGGTTTACACCATCCACTATACAAATTTTATCTGTACCACTAAAGTTATATCTTGCGTATGTATATTTTTCTGCGCTAGTTCGAGCTTCATCAATCTTAGTCCAGTTAGTAGAGATGATATCATTCTTTACGTATTCCGCTGCACTTGTTCCGCCCTGCGCTCTGCTTACACCAGTAAAAGTCGTAGCTGTTTTACCTGTATAAGCTACCTGCTCTGACTTAATAAATAAAGTACCACTAGCAGCAAAACCAGATGTATCGTTTACTGTGAATGTAGTTACTGCATCAGTATGAGTGATAGTTAAAAAAGTAGAAGTTGCCTTTCCTACAACAGCCCCCCTTGCAGCTATAACATTATTACCAAGTATAACTGTCATAAGAAGTTCATCAGAACCAGTTTTACTTGTTGTACCTAAATTAGTATCATTAAATTCCTTTAATACATATTTATTCGTACCAGCCATTCTACGATAACCGCCCTTAATAGAAGGTTCAAAGTTCTGCAACTGTAATGCGGAACCTGTAGGCTGAGTAAAAGTATCCTTATTTAATACTAAGCCACCATCTAAAGAAATAACTTGCTGTTGTATTTGTGCCATTATTATCCTACAAAACTTTCACTAACCGTTACAACCACATTTAATTTACTCGCTGTTCCAGCAGTAACTACAATAGTATCCGCTGCTTGCATTGCTATAGGGCCTGAATTAAGTACATCTAAAATATCGTCTGCTGCCATGCTATACGTAGTTACAATGGGTGTATCGGTAGAGGATAATACTACTTTAATAGTAAGGTCAACGGCACCACTATGTAGATTATTTACATATAATAGCTTAACTTCTGTTTCAAAATTAGCAGGACAGGTATATACGGTTGTTGCGCCTGTTCCCGTCAGAAGCTGCCCGACTGTACGTAGCCTTGCTGTATTATCTCTAGCCATTTAAAAGTCCTTAACTTGAGCCTACAGACCTTGAAGAAAAGTATTCCGATAAACCGCTTGGTTTCATTACTACAGTTGATCTAACATAATCGGTACGATTAGATAACAAAGACTGCATATTTTTTATGCCTGCTTCAAATCGTCCAAAATTTGCTTGATACTGATCTATTTCACCCCTGTATTGATAAACATAAGCAGTTGCTCCATCAACAATAATAGCGGCAAATCTATCTGGTATTGTAGGAGTATCCGTTGAAGCAGATAAATCAGAAGCAAAGGTAAAATAATCATATTTTACAATATACGTTTTATCTGGATAGGGATAAAGCGCAAAATTATTATCTAGTTTTCGTATCACGCATGTAGGTATTCCACCACTATCAAACTGGGCAACTGTAGTACCATCGGTATGCGTTGTTGCATCTGAACCTCGTGTACAACCAGTAAAGGTAGTAGATGTAGTACCTGTATAGGTTATTTTTTCATTGTCAATTTGTATAGTACCAGTAGAAGAAAAATCAGAAGTACTTACTACTGTAATAGTAGTAGCACCAGCACTAAGAGTGCCCCCCTCATTTAATGTAGTAGTTTTAACAGCCTCAGCACCTTCAATAAATCTATCCACATATTCATAATATGTCAATATATTTAGATTATTGCCTGTTACACTTAAACTACTATCTTCTACAAGCCTGAATGTATTATAGTCTACTACTTTAGCATCTGCAGGTAAAGAGTAGTCTGCTACCCCCGGCGTTACTGTTAGTGCTTTTGTAGTGTGATTAAACGGCCAGTTAAATTCTTTTTGATTAATCCATCTAATTGAATCATTAACAGCATTCTTAGCTAAGGTTTGAATACCACGAGAATTAGCCCAGTTAGCAGAGGTCAATTCTACTTCATTCATTCTAGCTAATACAAAATTTGTTAATGCAAGATAAGTAGCCATAAAATGTTCCTATTATAATTAATAATAGTAATGTGAGTCAGCCGAAGCCAACCCACATCACCATTACATACTACTACGCAAGAGTATCACGATCTACTTCATCAGCAGTCATAACACCTACGTCACTGACATCCATCATAATCGCCCAAACCCGAACCTTACCAGCGGTAGGTGCAGTTGAAGCGGTTTTGATAAGAATATCAATAGTATCGGCACTCTCCGTAATCAGAGGACGGAAATCCGCTGCATTAACAGAGTACGTACCAGCGGCAGTGCCGCTATCTGCGTCAAAACCATCGGCAAAAATATCAGGCTCCGTGCCCGTTACGCCCAGATCAAACGTGGTATCGCTACCAGAATCACCAGACATAGCGGTCATAATTTCCATACCTGCATTAAGCACAACTGTGTCAGCAGGAATAGTAATAGCCTGAATAATATCGCTTGCGGCGTTAGTAACGCCGGTATTAGCCATATTAATAGTATTTTGTACCATGTATGGTTGCCGCCCACGGGCATCCGCGCCGTGAGCAGATTTCAATAGTGCAGTTACTGTTGCCATAATTCTATCTCCTCTTACAGGCCAGAAGTCCACATGGCGTTTACAAGGGCTTCTGGACGAAGAACCTTGCGACCATACAAATGCATTCCACGCACAATATCACCAAAGCTATCAGGATCACGATAACTTTCAGTTTTATTGATCTGTTGCGCGGAAGCTACAGCAGAAGAATGCCCAGCAACAATCACACCAAAATGAGTGGTGCCCGAACTCGTAGTTGAGGTTGGACCCGAACCCTTCTGGGGCAAGTTATTGGACATGTAGACCTTAAAGCCATGAATGTTATTAACAACCAAGCCGTTGCGTAGACCAGACCCGCCCCAATCAGCCTGCAAAAGACGAGAATCCTCGTCCTTCAAAAGCTCACAGAAAACCGGATCAAGTACCAACCAACGTCCAGAAGTATCAACATTCTGTTGGTCTAGCTTACGAGACATCCTAGCAATAATTTGCATAGGAGTAGCGTTAGCAGTAGTGGTATTCAAAGTGTCAGCACCCGTCCGGGGCTTAACAACAATTGAATTACTCGCGGAACCACTGTTAAAGTCAGAAGCATCTAGCTTCATGCTCGACAGTAGTTCATCAGTGCCAGCAGTAGATACCGCTACAGAACCGCTGGTAGACGTATTGACCGTATCGGGAGTACCGTGGAGGGCGGATTGCGTCCAGCCACTGAGATAACCCAAAACATCTTGGTCAAACTGATCCGCCAAACGATACGCAGCACGATCCGTCGCTAGGCTCTGAAAATTCACATGCGAATGAGCTTCCTCAATATCATCGACCTTAAAGGCAAAGTAGTTAGCCTTATCGACTTTGAGAGCAAACTCTTCATCATCTAAATCTTGGGGCTGAATAACCTGCCCACGAGCATATGCTTTTACAGAAATCTCTGGCTCTTTGATGATTTTAACTTGGTCGCCCATGTTAGCAATCTCACCATAATAGTCAGAGTTAGTAATCTCTTCTACTACAGATGCCTTACGAAAAGCAAGTTGCACCTGTTTGGAGAAGATGATGGGGCTGAAATTGCCGTTTGGCAAATTGCCATGCCCCGCTGCTGCCGTGAATGCCATATTGTATTCCTTTCACAAAAGCATAAACAGACGCTAACTTACGATTGTCTTTAGAGGCTATTCTTTTAGGGTGCATGTATTAATATATTTGGCCTAATATACTAATGATGGGCCTAAAATAAAATAGGTAAGTCGTTAAGATAATAGTAGTTGCATAATTTAGTGTTAGTTATGAGTAGTCCTATACATTAGGAGGTCATGTAGTCTAATTGTGCATACTTTTACACACAACCATAGTTATATTAATTTATTCAGATTTGTCAAGGATTATCTTGCTGATCCTGAAACATCGTAAATAAATTTATTAGCTCTTATAGCTTCCATAATATCATCTTTATGTGTCTCGTAGTCATCAGTAGACATGCTTTGTACCTGAGACTCTTTAAGATAATCTGCTGTTTCATCCGATTGTAATCTATTACGTTCAGACTTCTCTGTTACAGCAAAGGCCGCATCATCTTTGTTCTTTTTCTTAGTGGTCTTTTTAATACCCTTGTCTGCTTTATACAGATCAATTGCTCTGGATGCAGCTAATGCATCGCTATCATTTTCATACAGTGCATCTTGAATCCACTTAGGTTGTTCTTCTGCCCATTCGTGAAACTCATCATCACTCCGTATACTGTCAAAATCTGGATGAATTTGCATTAATTGTACTTCCGCTTTATCTCGCTCTGCACCCTCCTGCATTTCATCTATTTCACGTAAACGCTCTTCTAGTCCGTGCGCTTGTTCTTGGGCTTTCTTTGTTGCAATGGTTTCAATAATACCAGCTACATCAGGATATTCTCGCGCCCACTCTTCAATCTCTTGTTCTGATTTAGGTAGCTTTATCTGTTCTTTTGTTACTGTATCTAATTGGGACTCTAGCTTCCTGATCTTTATTTGCAATTCATCTGTTTGTTTTTGCGTATGCCTACGTAAATCACCATATCGTTTTTTAAATGTTTTCTCTTCAGCAGATTTAGGAGCCTCTTCAGCATCTTCTTCCTGCTGCTCCTCTGGCTCATCTTGCTGAGAAAATAATTCTTTTAGTTCCTCTTCTTCTTTTTCAATTCTTTCTTGATTAGAACTTGGTTTTTCAATGAAAGCTTTCTTGGGTACTTCTTGACTTTGTACTTCTTCTACCATAATACTTCTCCTTTACTGGGGCCACCGTGGCTGTATAAATACAGGGGATGAGTAGCCAGCCTATTGGCATATATTTAACGTGTCGCCAATCCACGCCTTCGTGATGGTATCCCTTCCGGCATACGTAATTTAGCAAGTCCACTAGCTATTTCTGGAAAAATTTTACGTAGAACCCGTGCCTCTTCTGTCCCAGAAAATCTCCGTATTAAGTCTTGCTCATCTACAGGAAGTTCCATGTAAGCTTTCTGGGCCTTTGCCTGTAATTCAGTAATTATTTTTTTTCTTGATGCTGACTCAGCCATAATTTTTGCCCTCTTTTACATACAGGATTTTATAATCTACGTTTTTAATAAGCCTGCCTATAATATAACAAAGTGGCTCCCCTGATAATCTTAGAATTTTACCAAGAATAGAACCCTTAATTTTTTTATCTTTTGAATATTGGCTAATAACTTCTGTACCCCAAGCAGTAGCAAGAGGAGCCACAAGTTTACAGGCTAATTTACTTTTTCTCATTAACTTGACATAAGGAACAGCCCAAAAGCGGTAGCCATTTACTGTATACTCAGAAATATATTTATCGGCATAAAAAGTTTCTAAGTTATACAAATCTTTAGACAATAGATTTTGTTTTAATAGTTCTGTACAGATTACTGATCCGTCACCGCCGCCATCACCGCCGCCATCGCCATTGCCGGTATCATCACCGCCGCCAGTACCACCACCGCCTATACCATCGGTGCCACCAGTGCCGCCGCCACCGCCACCACCGGGGCCGGGGCCGCCGGGACCAGTGTCCCCTCCACCCTGACCCGTGTCATCAGTACCAGTGGGAGAACCAACAGTCCCGCCTATACCACTGGTGCCGGGACCGGGGCCGGGACCAGTGTCCCCTTCACCGGGACCGGTGCCACCGGGACCCGTATCATCACTGCCAGTGCCATCGTTACTACCTCCGACACCGGGACCAGTGTCCTCTCCACCGGGACCCGTATCATCGCCGCCGCCTTGGCCGCCACCGCCTATAGCGCCGGGACTAGTCGTATCCCCAGTGGGACCGGTGGTGCCCCCGCCAAACTGATCCGCTATGGCGTTAAACATTTCATCAAGGTTTTCAAATTCGGGAACTTCCGGTGGCCCGTGTCTGCCGCCGGGTTGCTCGGATTCCTCTGGAGTACCCGGAGTGAATATTTCTTCTTCTTCTTTTCGCCCCTCTGATACTGGTCTATCTGCTTCCGGTGTTGTAGGCCCCGGAAATTCAGAAGGTACTTCTGGTTTATCTGGATCAAATCGTACAAAACCTTCTGGGGCCTCAAATGTTTGCCTACCATTAAGAACAGGAATTTGAATAACTTCACCCGCTTCATTCCTAAAGAAATTAATAGAGGTCGTACCAGCAGAAACTGTACCAAAGGAAGGTAGTGTAGGAGTACCTACAGGAGCAGTTGTGCCTGCAACGGGTAAGGGAGTAGTAGTAGGGTTAACTCCTGCTAGTGTAGTGGGCGTAAAAGAAGTAGGAACAGTTAGATTTGCTGTAGGAGCAGGAGCAAAAGTAGTTGATCCTGTAGTTACAGGCTGTCCCGTAATCTGATTAACGGCAGTAATGGGCGTTGTTTGGGGCTGCTGTAAAAAAGAAGTAGTTGGGACTGTTCCCTGAGTAGCAACAGGGACTACGCCGCCGGTTTGAAACGCTGGCATTCCACCGTATCTAGCACTAGGCTCTTCCATTGGCCCAGCTTCGTCGTCTACATACTCTAAGTCAACTACTGAAAAGGGCAAGCCATTAGCATTAAACATGGAATCATTTGGGATTTTAGCCTCATCTGGATTACCAAACTGTCCCATAGCTTCCATCTTTTTATAGCCCATCATGGCTTGATCACGCATTTGCATAAATGCCTCTACACCATGATAGCGAACTACTTCAGCAG